CACAAATTAAAAATTTAATTCCAAAAAAATAATTTTTTTATTCCTAAAACTTTAAATAAAATTTTAAAAGATTTTATACCAAATTATATCCTAGTTCTATTACACTTTATACTTCTAATTATAATACTCTAAAAAGTTAGTTACAATATACTTTTTTATAAAAGATTCTACTCTTTAAAAAGTTCTGTATCCTATTCTTTATAACCTCATTATTAAAACTCTTTATAAACTTTTTAATGTTATTAATAGTGTTACACTTTTTATTATACTTAATGATTTAATGTTTCGTTAATATTCCACCGAATGTCGCTGTCCCATATTCCTACTGGGTTATTACCATTGGTTCTACTGTAACTATCATATATTATATGTATGCTATTTAAAATGCAAAGATAATAAAATGTACAATAAAAATAAAATAATGTCTTATATGTATTGTATATGATGAATAGTTTATTATATTTGCACAATCAAATAAGATGTAAGATAAATAGTAATTATTATAATAGAGAATATAAATCCAATAAACATAAAAAATTAAATGTATGGAAACTATTAAACAATCAGGAAAAGTTGAAGATGTAGTTAGTCAAACTAAACTTCATGGTAGAACACTTTTAGTAGTATTAGAAACTAAAATTTCTACTATTGAATTAAATAAATTAGCTAGTCTAAATTTTAAAGATCCTACTGTATGGAATGATCCTTCAGTAAAAAGTGTAATGTTAGCACTGGGACAATGTAAAAAGATTATATCTAAAATCTCTAATGAAACTTCTAAATATATTAAAGATAATAATTTAGAAGAAATGTATGTAGGCGATGAAGTTATATTTAATACTTATGGTTCGCCAGTAGTTTATGATAATGAACAAGACGAATTAAATCTTGCTAGAGTTATTGATAATTATAACTTTGATAATAAAGATAAGAAGATGGCATTGAATGTTGGTATTAAATATACTATTCGTTTTTATTATGTTTATGAAGCTCAATTTGTTATTATAACAAGACCTTATTTGAAACAAGAATAAAATTATTTAAATGAAATACTTAGATTACTTAATGTTACAGAAGATACTACGAAGAGTATTAGATGATGTATCAATAATTAGAATAGATAATGTTAGAAAATTTCCTAAACTATTTATTGAAAATTGGGTAACTAAGTTTAGAGATTTAAATGAAGAAGATAAACATTCATTAATTAATTCTATATTTGATAGTCAATCAAGGTCAATACAATTAGCTTGTGAAGATAATATAGATAGTATTACTATTCCTGCAATAGGTCGTTTAAGATTAAATAAAACTAGACAAGATATTCTAAATGTTATAGCCAAAGATGGTAGTATAACTGATGATAGGATTCAAGAAATTATATCATCTTATGTTCAACAAAAAGAGAAGTTTAAATTAAATCCTGAATTAGATATTAAAATTGTATTAAAGTAATGCGTAAAAAACTTAGAGAAATGCTAATACCTAAAGGAAGAACTATTTACTTTGATGAAGAACTTCATAAATATTCTAATGATTTAGGATTTGTTTATACTAGTACTACTACTGCTATTGGTAAATATTGTCCTCAAAAAGATTTTAAAAAGATTGCTAAGATATGTGCAGCAATTGGTCGTAATCCTAGTCATCCTAAATATCAACATTATAAAGGTAAGACTGATTTTCAGTTATTAAAAGAATGGGGTCAAGAAACTGATAGAGCTTGTAAAGATGGAACTGCTGAACATGATGGTCTTGAACAATGTGTTAAGTCTTGTACTGGATATAAATTAAATGCTAAAGGTTTTATCAATGGTAAAATTTATACTATTGATGATATAATGTTTAATCATAATTTTGGTAGACTTAAATTAAAAGACTTTGAAAGGAATGGTATAAAAGATAAATATCCGGATATATATAATATACTTGTTGGTCTATCTAATGCAGGTTATTATATATATGCTGAGATAGGAGTGTATGATGATCTATATGGTATTAGTGGATTGATAGATATATTATGTGTCAATCATACTACTAATGAATTTATAATATTAGATTGGAAAACTAATAAAGCTCCTATGAGATTTGATAGTGGATATTATGAAAAGACAGTTGATGGTAGACTTAATCTTGATAAGTGGAAACCTAATACTGAAACATTTAATTATCCATTAAATCATTTAGCAGATAGTACAGGTAATCATTATACTATGCAATTATCAGTTTATGCTTATTTAGTTACTACTTTTGGTTATACTTTAAATAGATTAATACTTTGTCATATTAGACCATTAGAAGAACAATTTACTCCTAGAGATCAATGGCAAAGAGTTATTGAACTATATCCCATACAATATTTAAATAAAGAAGTTAAACTCATGTTAGATGATCATAAACAAAAGAATACTGAAACACAAGGTAAATTACAATTTGATTATTAAAACTTATTAATATGCAACTAACTAAAAATTTTACATTAGAAGAACTTACAGTAACTTCTTCTAAATTTTCTAATATTCCTAATGAAGATCAAGTACATAATCTTAGACTTCTTTGTGAGAATGTATTACAACCAGTAAGAGATAAATTTAATATGCAGATGCGTATTACTAGTGGATTTAGATCACCTGAAGTTAATAAAGCAATTGGTGGTGCAAGTACTTCACAACATACTAAAGGTCAAGCTGCTGATATTGTTACATCTGACAATGCTAAACTATTTCATTTGATTAGAGATCATTTTACTTTTGATCAAATGATTTGGGAAGCTGGTAATGATACTCAACCTACATGGGTTCATGTTAGTTATAGTGAAACTCATAATAGACATCAATGTCTTAAGATGGTAAAAATAGGTGGTAAATCTACATATAAAACTATTTAATATGTGGTTAATAAATAAATTAAAACAACTTAATACTAAGACTTTAATAGGTCTTAGTATTATTGCTATTATATTAATTGTATTTACTATAAGTTATTTAGTATTATACTTTCAATATAAATCAAAGACTAAGGAATATAATAAATTAGTAAATACAGAGTATCAAACTATTTATAATCATAGAGCCGATTCTTTAGATAATATAATTGCTACTAATAAATATACTATTCATAAAGATAGTATTACAATTGATTCTTTAAATAAAGTAAAACAACATAAAAGTATTATATATGAAAAAGAAATTAAAGACTTTAGTATTCCTAGTATTGTTTCTGATGACAGTATCTCCCGTTATATCTCAAACAAATTACATAATAAATAAAGATACTGTTGTAGGTTATAGTAAACAAGATAATCGTAAAATAGCTATTATATTTCTTAAAGGTGATTCTTGTCAAAGTATATCTAATGAAAAAGATAGTATTATAAATACATATAAACATCAAGTTAATGATTATATGAATTTGTATTCAACATTGCAGGATAAAAATTTCCTCATACAGTCCGATAGAGACAATATAAATATGAAGTTGAATAAATCATTGTCTGATAATAAATCATTGACTACGAGTAAGAATTTATGGCGTTTAGGCACTATAGGTACATTAATTGTTTTGGCAATAAAACTATTGTAATATGATCAAGAAATATAATCCTATAATATATCCTTTAAATATTTATATTGGTATTGATGAAGATGTAAATAATTTATTAAAAGATTTTACTAGTTCCAGTGATGGTGAACATATATATTCTAGTTGGAGTGACAGTCATGGTTTAAGTTATTCTCATATACTAGATTCTAATAATGAATACTGTTTAGTAATGATATTTGAAAAAGAAGTTAGTCTTGATTTAGTAGTACATGAATTAGCTCATATTGTTTATAGACTTTGGGAACATATTGGTGAAACAGAAGTTGCTAGTGAAGCTAATGCTTATTTACATGAATGGGTAATGAAATGTTATTTAGATTTTATTAAAGAATATAATGGTACATCTTTGGAAAATAAATAATTCTTTAGAACTAGATTTAAATGTTACAGAACTTTTAAAGTATGATATACTTGCAAAAGTTTATCAAAGTGATACTTCGGATGGTAAATCTTTATCACATAAATATTTTATGTATTTAGATTTTATTACTGCTAGTAGTGGATATTGTGTAACTAATGGACTTAATGATTCTGAAGCTCATATTTATGCAATGAAACATTCTAAGTTAGATAGTACTTATCACTTTCCTGCTAATAATAAAACTATTATTGCTTTCGTTAAATCTGAATTAGAAAGAGATACAGTATTCACTTTAGTTAGTGCAGCTATTCAGGCTTTAAATGTTAGTTCTAAAAGTGTAAAGAACTATATTAAAGTTTTAAATAATATGGAAAAGGATGACTTTCAAGATAAAGATGGTAATCCAATTAATGTTGCTGAGACTGTAAATAAAGTTCTTAAGACATTAAAAGAAATACCTTCTAGTATTGATATTTATGAATCTCTTCTAAGTAAACAAAAAACTAAAAAAGTAGCATTACGTGGACAAAAAGACTTTAGATCTTCAATGGACGGAGACGATGATCTTAAATCTCTTATATCTAAATAAGAGTAAAGAAGATATTAAATCTAATTATAATTATGATGCTGATGATATAGATAATTCATCTCCATTTATTAATTATATATTAGAAGATAAATCTTCTTATCCTTTTATAGATACTATATTTAATGATGAAACAGATCAGAATTATATAGATAGAGATAGAGATTTTAAATTAGGTAGATCAGGTGGTTTACTTATGAATATAGATTTTGTATTTGTAAATACACATTTATATTCTCAAGCTGCTGACTATTTTACTAAGTTTAAATCTTATTGTTTACATGATGAAGATACTCTTGAGTATAAAGAATTTTGGGCACAGGAACTTGGTCGTAGACAACATGGTTATACTCAAGATTGTAAACTTTATATTAAAGATATAGAAGAATATTATAATCCTAAAACTACTGAAAAAAGAAAGAAGCAATTAATATACCCACTACACATTACAGGTAATCATTATAGTTATCTTAATTATGGTCGTATTGAACGTACTCCTAATGCAGAAGAGAAGCAAGAACTTATAAATGATGGTGCAAATAATATAGAAACTATTGAAGGCTTTCCTAGATTTTGGGATGGCGATTATTGGTTCTATAAGACTGATCAATTTTGTAGTAATAATAAACTCTCTAATATTGTAGCTAAATCTCGTCGTAAAGGTTATAGTTATAAGAATGGAAATATTACAGCTAATACTTTAAATCTAAATAAGAATCTTACAGTTATTAATGTTGCCGATAATATAGATTTCCTTACGGATAAAGGATCTCTTACTTATATGGCTAAGACTTGTTTAGATTGGTATGAAAATAATACTTATTGGCAACGTGGTTATCTTAGTGAAAAACTAGATAGTCTTGAATTAGGATATAAACGTGATACTGAAAGTAATAAACCTTATGGTTTTAGAAGTAAGCTTTTATCTTATTCTATTGGTAGAAATATAAATGTTGCTATTGGTAAGAAGGCTATAAAGATTAATTGTGAAGAATCTGGTGCTTGTCCTAATCTTAAGAAGTTTCTTGAAGTAACTTCTTCTAATATGGAATCAGGTCGTATCAAGATTGGTACATTTAGTATATGGGGAACTGGTGGTACTAAAGGTAGTAACTGGGAATACTTTGAAACTATATTTAATAAACCTGCATCTATTAAAGCTGTAGCTTTTGAGAATGTATGGGATAGAGATAAACGACATACTACTTGTGGATTCTTTCACGCTAATATATGGAACTACGAACCCTATGTTGTTGATGGTAATTCTTTATTATTTGATTCATATTTATATGATAAGAAAGATAAAGAAAAAATGTCTAAGTCAGGTAAACCAATTGATCAGGTTATTACCTATTGTGCTCAACGTGCCAATTCTCCTAGTGAAGCTTTCATTAATACAGTAGAGAATTTATTTGCATCTACTGAATTAAACATTCATGTTACTGAATTAAAGACTGATACTACTAAACAATTTTATAAGGATGGCTGGTATATAAAAGATAATGGAACAATTAAATTTGTAGATAAACGATATTGTATAGAGAATGATGTTCTAGGTCACAATATGTTTCATGAGTTTATTACAGATGTACCTCATAAAAATACTACTGATATTCATGGATGTGTTAGAGAGTATTATGCTCCATATACTGATAAAGATGGAAGAGTTCCTAAAGATTTATATTTTATTGTAGCAGATCCTTATGGTGTAGATAAAAAAGCTAGTGAAGTTACTGATAAACATTCACTATATTCTTTTTCTATTTGGATGCGCAGTAATACTATAACTCCTTATAGTGGTAAACGTTTAGTTGCAGAATATGCTGGACGTTTAAATACAATGAAAGATAATGATAATCTAACATTACTTGCATGTCTTAGATGGAATTGTAGTTTATTAGTTGAATCAAATAGAGGTGAAACTATTCCTAATTTTAAACTATGGCATTGTGTAGATAGACTTCTTTATGATCCTACAGAATTTACTGAAAATTCATTATCTACTGGTGGTAAGGGAACTAAACTAGGAATGGTTGTTGGAACTGGTGATGTAAAGATGAATGGTCTTACTATGATTAAAGATTTTATTTATGAAGTGCTAGGTGTTGATATACTTGATATTCCAATTATTAGACTAACTGAAATCTTTTCTTTACCTTTATGTTTAGAATTACAACGCTTTACTAGTACAGGTAACTTTGATAGATTATCTACAATGATATTAGCAATGTATGAATTTAAAAAAGATGAATTTATTAAACGAAGTAATTTATTTAAATCTGTAAATACTAATAATAAAACTAAAAGTTCTTTTGCTGAACGTTTAAATCGACATTAATATGGTAGTAGGTCTTAGTGATTCAATAGGAAATAAAACTTTACCTAATCAAAGAGTTTCTTTACAGAAGAAACAAACACATGATTGGACTAAACAAATGGCTGACTATGTAGTTAATCTTGCAGTTAGTTGTAGTGATAAATCTCAAACTAGAGATTTTATGGATATGGCTAATGGTAAAGTCAGTAAATCTATGTATGCTTATGTTTTAAAAACTTATGGTATAGATAAAGCAGATATAGAAAATGAGAATCTTATTGGTGAACTTAGGGATATAGATATTTTATCTCCTATTAAAGATAAATATTTAGGTGAATTTATTTCATCATATAATAATTATCAAATATATACAGATGATCCTGATACTATATTTCTTCGTAATAAACAATTTGGAGATAAAGTATTAAGTGTAATGCAACAAAAACTTGTTAATGAACTTAACAAGACAATGAATACAGGTCAACAATCACAACCTACTCCTGACATTGAAAAGATGTTGGAAGAATATGTTCAAGAATGGAATGATGAAAGAGCTACTAAAGCACAACTTAGACTTAATCTTTTAAATGATGTTATTGATGCTAAAGTAAAATATAATCAATTATATTACTATTGGTGGGCATGTGAAGAATGTTATACTTATAGAGAAGTATATAAGAATGATGTTATATTTGATATAGTATCTCCGTTAGAATACTTTAGAGTTCCTAGTGGTAATATTTATGTTGAAGATGATGACTATGGTTGTAGAATATTTACTAAGAGTCTATATTCTATATTAGATAGATATTCTGAATTTATAAAACCTGAAGATATTACATATTTAAAATCAATAACTAATAGAGAATTAAGTACTGATATAAGAACTAATATTCTTAAGAGTAGATTAATTACTAATGGTATGTCTGAAGAAGATTATATTGGTAATGAAACTAACTTTAAAAATGATTTTATTAATGGTACTGTATTTACTAATCCTGATAATATTAGCATAGTTCATTATGTTGCTAAGACAGAAGCAAAAATTGGTTATCTAACTTATAGTGCATCTGATGGTACAGTTCAACAAATGGTTGTTGACGAAGATTATGAATTAGATACTGCTAATGGTGATATAGATATTAAGTGGGATTGGATACAACAAATGTATCAAGGTGAAATTATTGGTTATGGTCAAATATCTAGTGATAACCAACAAGCAGTATATACTAAGTTTAGACCTGTAGATACTCAACGTGAAAACTTTACTAATTTAAATAAGTGTAAATCTCCATATAATGGTTTATCACAAATACATATTGATAGTGATAGAAAACCTATTGCTGCAAGACTAAGTCCTTATACTGCATTAATTCGTATATATCATTTTCAAATAGAACGAGCTATTAATAAATTTAAATCTATTTTATTAATACCTCAAAGTCTTGTTAGTGATGATGCTAATATGACTATGGAACAAAGACTTTCTAAAATGCAAGCTGAGTCTACATTAATATTTAATGATGCTCAGGTTAATGCCAATGCTATTCAAGCAATGAGAGAAATTGCTACTACTGCTACTTATCAATATGTACAAGTTCTTGAAACTATGCTTAGGTCTCTTAAAGAAGATGCATGGGAAGTAGCAAATATGACACCTAGTCGTATGGGTAATCAACCTGGTTATCAAGGTAAATCTGTTACAGAAAATAGTCTTGAACAAGGTAATATATCTAGTAGTTGGTCTTTAGAAATGTTTAATCTTTTCAGAGGTAAAGATTATTTAGCTAATTATGATTACAGTAAAGTAGCTTGGTGTGAAGGTAAACAAGGTTCTTTTGTTAATGAAGGAACTAATGAACTTCAAACTGTATCAGTTGATCCTATGGAACACATGAGTTTAAACATAGGTATTAATGTTGGCAACTCAAGACTACTTAATGAGAAACTTAAAGCTATGCAGCAATTAGCTTTTAATGCTAGTCAAGGTGGAGATTATGAATTAGGTACAGAAGCTATATTAAATGATAATCTACAATCTCTTAAACGTAAAATTATTACTATTAGTGAAGCCACTAAGCAGTATAATCAACAAATGGCTGATGCTAAAAATCAGGCAACTATTCAAGCAGAACAAATTAAACAGGATACAGCTAAAATGGTTGCCGAAAATGAATTACAGAAAGCTCAAATTACTGCTGATGGTGCACAACAAAAAGCATTAATTGATCAAGCTACTCAGTTACTTGTTTGGGATAAACGTTTGTCTATTGATACAGATGGTAATGGTTATCTATCTAAGAGTGAAGAATCAGGTCAACAATTAGCAGATACTAATTTTAGAATAGATCAAATGCAGATGAAACGAGAAGAACTTGCAATGAAACAAGCAGGTCTTAAGAAACAAGAAGCCGCAAATAATACTTCTAATACTAAATAATAAAGTGAAACTAAGTAGTAATAATATGGTATAGTTCATTCTATATTTATTATTACTACTATATACACTTATAAATATAATGCTTATATTTGCAATATCAAATTCATATAAACTATTAAATACTTAAAGTTATGCATTTTTTAAAATATCAATATCCACTTCTTGATGAAGTAAGTGATGGTAATGGTGGAAGTGGTGATACACCAAAACAATTTGTTGTTCTTAATGACAGCAATAAAATAGAAATTAAAAGTAATGAACCCAAAGTTGAAGAAGTAAAAACTGATATTACGCCAGTTGATAAACCTGCTGATGTTTCTACTATAGAAACTGATGAACAGAAAGCAACACGTTTAGAACAAGAAAAACAAGCAACTAATAGCACTAGTGGTACTGTTCTTTCTATTGTAGATGCAGAAGGTGTTTCAACAGATTATATTTATGATGCTGAAGGTAATGCTACTAAAGATAATGTTATTGTTTATACAGCCGCTCAATTAAAAGAATTTGAGAATGATTCTCCTAATCCTGATGCAACTGACTTAACTGATATACATCAATCTATAAGTGAAGTTTCAGGTATAGAACTTTTAGATGAAAATAATAAACCCGTTGTATTTAAAGAGGGTCTTGAAGGTTTAGCTGAAAGAGAAGTACTAGTAAAAGATACTTTTTATAATAAAGGAAAACAAGAAGCAATTAGTGAATTGTTTCAACAACATCCTGATATTTATGAAATGTATCAATTTAAAGCTACTCATGGTAGTCTTGAAAACTTTACAAAAACTGTTGATTATAATAATTTAGTATTAGATGATAATGCTACATCTCAAGATTTAAAAGGTATATTGTATGATTATTATACTGCCTTAGGTAATACTAAAGAACTTACTGAACGTTTAATTAATATGTCTGAAAAAGATGAAACTCTTAGAGTAGATGCTTTGAAAGGACTTGATGAACTTAAAGTAATTCAACAAAATAAAGATTCTCAAAGAGCAGCTGCTGTTAGACAACAAGAAATAGATGCTACTACTCAATTTGAAAATACTTATGGTGTTACTACTAATAGTAGAGGTGAAGTTATTAATAAAAATATTAAAGGTTCTATCTACGATAAAGTAGTTGTTGAAGGAAAGATTGGAAATATAATGATTCCTAAAGATGGTCTTATTGTTATTGATGATAATAATAAGAAACAACGAATAACTAGAAATCAAATATTTTCTTATTTTCATACTCCTATTAAAGGTAATGATGGACAATATTATAGTCAAGCACAATTAGACGAATCTAAACGTATATCAGATACAGATAGTTTCTTGATACAAGGTATTAAGAATCTTGCAGGTAATGATCTTTCAAGTTTAGAAAAAGTTATGCAAAATGTTATTAGACTAAAGGATGCTAAAAAGATTATTAATATTAGTTCTAAAGCAACTCCTAAAACTTCTAACAAATCTATAGATGAACAACTAAAAGCAGGTACTGCACATATAGTTTTTTCAAAGTAATTAAAAACAAGTTTATTTTATAATTCAAAAATTACAAAAAATGGTAAGAGAAATTGGTTCGGTACAGTATGATTCATCTACATATCATGATGAAAATACTTTATTAAATTTTAAACTTATGAGTGCGCCTAATCTTAATCAGGCATTCACTTATTTGTGGGGTAGAGATAGTGATAAGTTTCCTTTACTTACAATGACAGAAGGTCAAATGTCAAGTATTAGTAAACGTGCTTTAAGTGGTGCTGATACTCAGTACAAGTGGAAAATTATGGGTCGTGAAAAACTTACATCTTCTGTACGTCGACTTATTACTACACCTGATACAAATGGTCAAGTTGGTGCAAATGGTGCTACTATCATTGTTGAAATGAACGACAACTGGTTTCCATATCAATATGGTGCTTTAGCTCCTGATGGAAAATCATTGATTCGTATTCAATCGGAAGGTAAACCTACAGGTCGTGGAACTTATACTTATACATGGGTATCTCAAACAGGTCGTGGTATTGATGCTACTAATTTTGCTGCCGGTATCTTTTGGGCATTAGCAGTTGCTACTATTCCAGCATCTAAATCTGATGGTACACGTGATAATAAATCTTCATTTAATGAAGCTTCTAATCAATTCGGATTCCATAGGTTCTCTCAGAATATAGCAGGTAATATCGCTAATAAAGTTTTGGATATTCAGTTTGATGTTGTAGATGAAAATGGTAAGAAATCTACTACTAATAAGTGGATACCATACCAAATGAAGAAATGGGAAGTACAACGTAAACAACTTCTTGAAGAAGATTTATGGCGTTCTCAATATAACCGTGATAAGAACGGAGTTATTATATTAAAAGATCCTTCTAATAATGAAGTAATTCCTCGTGGTGCTGGTATCTTAGAACAAATTTCTGCTGCAGGTAATGACTTCTATTATTCTAACTTTACTCGTTCATTACTTGATATGATTCATGATCATGTAAATAGTAATCGTATTGGTGATAAAGTAGGAGAAAAGATTCTTTATTGTGGTAAAGGATTCTGTCGTGAATTTTCTAAAGCATTAGAACGTGATGCTAAGTTTAATAACTATTTTCAAGCATTAGGAGAAAAAGTTATTAAAGATGGTACTGATGGTTATCTTTCTTATGGTGCATACTTTAATCAGTATAAACTTCAAGATGGCACAATCTTTACTATCAAGCCCGTTAATATGTTTGATTGGGGTTCGTTAGCTGAAATGCAGAAACGTAATGGTAATATGATTGATGGTTTGCCATTAGATTCTTATACTGCCATTTGTCTTGATCACTCTATGGTATCAGATAATGATCTTGGTGATACTCGTAATATACAATTAGTATATGAAGAAGGAAGAGAATTTCAAATGGGTATCTATAAAGGTATGTCTCCTCTTCCTGCTGAGTGGGGTGCTTCTGCAAGTAATATTATTAGTGATACTAAAGATGTTGCTTCATACGAAGTAATTTGTTCTCAGGGTATTAATATGCTTGACCCAACTACTTCATTCTCTATGTTCCGTAGTTAATCCTATTTGTATAAAATAATAAAGTACATATAAACTAAATATTTATAACATGATTAAAGTAACTAAAAAACTAGTTCTAAAATATAAACTTGCACTTAGTGTTTTTGAACAACTCAACAAAGCGGCATATGCTACTCAGATTAGAAGTCTGGGTACTAGTCGGAATATTGTAAATACAATTCTTTCTCATAATACTTTTTGTGATTCTATATTACCTATTATTATAGGTAATAATAAACTCAATGCTGATTGGGAGAAAGAAAAAAGTGAATATATTGCTTCAATACAATTAGCTGTTCCTGCTACAGGTGTTACCTTTGAACTAACATCAAATTTTGATTTAGACAATCCTAATACTAAAAAAGAAATAGAATTATATGTTGAAGAAAATAACTTATATTCTAATGAAGAACATTCAAAAATTAAGTCCGAAGCTGATATTGTAAAACATATTTTAGCTGATAAAAATGTTCTACCAATTGATCTACATAAATACTTTAAATTTATTAATCCTAAAGATTATCTTTATTGGATTGTATGTGTAAATTCATCTCAAGTATCTAATACGGCAGATGATGTAAATAAATCATCTAATATTAGATTCTTCTTATATGATGAAAAAGTAGCAAGAAAAATTGATATGGATAACAATAAATTAGAACTAGAAGCTGTAAATAAATTAAATGCACTTAAACAAGGTTCTGATGCTGAGAATATTCTAAAGGGTATTGCTATTATTAATAATGTAATTCCTTATGAAGAACTTGAAGGAACTGATTTGGAAGATCTTTATTTAATTATGTATAAGTATTGTAAAGAATCTCCTAATGATTTCTTGACTGTTGCTAAAGATGAAGATATTAAAATACAATCTAAACTTAGATTATATATAAATAATAATATCTTTGCCTATGATGACAAAGGAAATATTGTTGAAGCTTTAGATCATACTAAAATAATTGGTAAGGATACTACATCTGCAATTTCTTATTTTAAAAATCCTATAAACAAAGGAGAACTTACTAAATTTGAAGGTGCATATAAATCACTTAAACTTAGATAATAATGTATAGTAACGTAGCATCATTACATATTGCACTAGATGAAAGAGTACAACAACTTAATAGTAATCGAAAGCAATCCATTCATGCAGAACAGTATGATATGGCACTTAATGATGCTATGTTTGCTATTCTTAAAGAAAAATGTTCTTCTAATTTAAATCTTAGAAAAGAAGGATTTGAAGATTCTATTAAACGTTATGATGATCTTCAATCATTAAAGAAAGAAGTTCCAGTTGCTTTATATTATGATTCTCAAGGTAATGCCAAATATGATTTACCTTCTGATTATTATCATTATATAACTTCTTATTGTAATATTTTATTTTCAAGAAATAATATACCTAAGTCCTATACTTTAAGTAATAGATATATTTCAGTAATAGATCTTAGTAAAGTTACTACTGATAATGTTGAATATAAGATAAACATAACTCTTGCTGATGCTACAGTTGTATCAACTAATGGTTATGAAGTTCTTGTAAAGAGTTCTAAAAGTATATTTTATTTCTTTGATTATATTAAAGAATTTATTAAATCTAAGTATGATATTGATTGTTACTATGAAAATTATAAGGGTAGATATTATCCTTGTTCTTTAATAATGGTAACTAATTTAAGTACTAAAGTTGTTACCGCAGTTGGTAATCCTGAAATGAAAACTAATTTAATTCCTATAGTTGATCAATTAGAAACTTATGTTTATCCTTTAGTTTCTACATTTATAAATATGGGAAATAAAAAAATAGATTTATTATCTTCTTCTAATATTAATATAAAAAATAATGATTATTATTCTTCTAAAAACTTACATTTAAATCCTTGTTGCAAAATAATAAATGGAGTAGTTACTATTCCAACTAATAAACAATTTGTACCTTATCTTCCTTATTTAGAATATATTAAAACTCCTAGATTAATAGATAGTAGAATTAATCAAACAACTGATATGAATATAACAGATGAAATACTGAATAAAGCTGCTACTAATCTTTTAGGTATATTACAAGATAAAGGCTATCAAATAAGTCGTCAAAAAGAACAAACTAATTAAAACAAATAACGTATGAGAACAATGCTCGTTGCTAATGCACTTGTTACAACAGTTGCTGCAGCAGTTAATAAAGGAGATTTAATAATTTTAAATCCGAATGGTACTCCTTATGATACCATGCTTACGCCTATTGATGTTTCTGATAAAAATGCTCCATATGTATTACTTAATGCTTTAGGTAATGGATCATTTAAAAAATTTGAAATATATCCTAATATGAGTTACAAAGGTCAACTTAGTGGTTCAGCAACTAATGTAATTCCTCATTATGATATTACGTATCCTATTGGAAATGCTAGAACTGATTCCTTTGGTAATCAATTTGAAGGTGGAATTGTTGTAAAACAATGGAATGAAAATCATAATGCCTATGAAACTAGAAAAATATTAAGTGTTGAAGTTATTGGAACTAATGGTACAGTTGCTAATGCTGATGTAAAAGTTGCATTTAAAGCTGCTATGGCTAGTATTACAGGTACAGGTATAGGAAAGTATATCACTACTGCTACTCATACTACTGATGTATCATCTGTATTTAATTTATTGGATACTACTTATTTTATTGAATTAATAGGTGATCTTCGTTGGTGGGATTTAGTAAAAACTAATGGTTCTAATTTAGCAGTAACTGGTGCAGATGCTGTTAAGTTTGAAAAAGAACTTGCTCCTAATTCAGGTTACCATCATGCTACTGAATTGAATAATGACTTATATGCTGAGTCTAACTTTATTGCTGATGCTTCGGAAGATGCCTATGACATTGTTAGTATATTTACTAGTCAAGAAGCTCAACGTGCATTAGTATTAGGTTCAGGTGGATTTATAACTGAATGTCATGTTTATACTCCTCATGTTGATATGATGAATCCAGTATATCAAGGTCTTACTACATTTTTGGAAGCTTTAAGAGTTGCTGAATAATTATTAATAAAGTATCTACTATTAATTTAGTAGATACTTTTGATTTTATAAATTATGGTATTAAGTAAAATAGATCATATTCCTAATTCTACAGATGCCCATGGTATATATTTTGTATATACTGTTAGTAATCCTTCAATTACAGGAGTATATATTCATGCAGAAGATGGTACTGTACAATGTTTAGGTAATCCTTGTTTATGGGAAGACACTAGTAATGATATAGGAAATGTTTATAATTGGTATGCCGTTACTGATCCTAGAAATATTGCTCCAATAGGTTGGCATGCTCCTAGTTCTGATGAATGGGGAACTCTTATTAATTTTGCAGGTTCTAATAAAACAACTATAGCTGAAATTGCTAGAGAAGCTGCTAGAAAATTAGTATTAATAGGTGGAACATTATGGTATAATGGAAGTCTTGTTGATTCTACTTATACTAATTCTTTAAAAATGAATATTATAAGTACTAAACAATATTATGTAGAATATCAGGCTTTTAATAATGCATTTGTTACTAGATTTTTTACTACTGATACAGCTATAAATGATACACCCTCTTATGCTAAATGTGCAACATTTATTGAAAATGCTGATGAAGATACTGCCTATTTAACTGATAATAAAATTAATGCCACATATATAGATACTGGCACAAATAAAGATGTATTATATGCAAATAGAAAAGATGATGGATTACCTTTACGATTAATTAAAGATGATTCTAATTATGTTTCTGAAGTTGTAGATATGGATGGAAATACTTATCCTACTATAAAAATTGGTAATCAAGTTTGGTTAGCTCGTAACTATAGATGTACTAAATATAGAACTGGAGAAAGTATTGGACTTACTTTTGGTATAGATAATGTTGGAGCTACTGCAATTGATTTAAGTAATAATCTTATAAAACCTAAAAATGATAAACAAATATCTTCATCTATAATACTTAATAATAGTGGAGGTGGTGCATCATAAATTATTATTAATTAAAGTTAATCAATTTTCATATTCATACTATTATGATTACATTTAATAAATTAAATAGATTACCTACAATTAATGATACTAATGGATTCTATGCTGTATATAATTCTACTGATGCAAATGGTATTTATATAGTTACAAATACTAAAGTAATTACTATATGTCAACCTGAAAAATGGAAACTTAATTTGGTACATACTACTGTAGGTCATCCTAGATTTAATACTGGTAATATTACTACTAATTATTTTAATTTAGATTGGCTACCTACTGTTAGAAGATTAGCTTCAGGAGGAGTTGATGGTATTGGTAATACTGATTATCCAGGTTGGAATATAATAGTAAATTATTTAGGTAAATCTATAAATGGAATAACTACTAGTGTTATGTTTGCATGTGGTTTACCTGAAGGATCTTTAACAGTAAGTATACAAACTCCAGCTGAACCTTATTATTATAATGAAGGACGAGCAGTTATATTATGTAGACCAACTACTACTATAGAAAACAATTATATAGATGGTACTATACTATTTAATATATATACTGACTATGAAGGTAATCCATATGATGGAGTTAAATTAGGAACTAGAATATGGTTACAAAGAGTACTTAAAACTACACATTATGCTAATGGAGATTCTATTCCATCTACCTTAAATAGTTCTGATTGGAGTACAACTACTAGTGGTGCTACATATTTTTATAATGATACTCTTACAGGATTAATTACTGATACTGATAAAATAAATGCCTATGGTAGATGTTATAATCATTATACTTTATATGATCCTAGAAGTTTAGTAGTTAATAATTCTTTGGGTTGGACTATTCCCTATGATACTGATTTTAATTTATTAATATCATATTTAAAGACTACATATAATATTGCTAGTAATGATGACTTACGATTAAAGTTATTATCTACTAGACAACTAAATAATAGTTATAATTCTAATGTTATATCTCCTATTAAAACTAATTTTATTTCTTCAACAATTATATATTCACCAACAAAATAAATATTATGTCAAGATTTATTGAACTTAATCGTAAACCTGTTATTTCTGATGTTGCAGGTCTTTACTTTGTATTTGACTCCGATGTTCCTACTAATAATGGTATATATGAAAAAGATACTAATACTTCAGAACCTATTAAAGTATCTGCCTTTAATATAGGAAATTTAACTGATATATTTACTGAAACTATTAATGGAGTTACTGATCAAGTAACTTATACTTTAACTCATTCTCCATTAAGTATATTTGATATAAATGTAACTGCTCAATTTGTTCAGCCAAAAGTTATTTCTATTAATGGAAATACAGTTACTTTAGATTCAGGTTTAGTAAGTGATGGAGTAATAATTTTTAATTATAAATATATTCACTAAATTATGCCTTGTCAAGATCTTCTTAGATTAGATTTAGGTACTTTGCCTGATAATGTATATCCTAAAGATGATTGTAGAGTTTATATATATAAACGAACTAATGGTCATGTATATATTTTTAGAGATGGTAATGAAACTCATATTTGTTGTGACTTAGGACTTACTAATAAAGTACCTATACTAAGTGCAGCTATAGGAGATTCTAATGTACCAGATACTAGTGTATTAGATACACCTGATCTTACTCATAGATTCTTATTTTCTTTTAATAATTTAATGTATATGTTTAATCATGATAGAACTTACACTGTAATTGGAGGTTTAGATTGGACTTTAAAAGAATGGTAATATATGGAACAAATATTTAGTCAACTAACAGATTGTTTTGATTTAGGACTAATGATAAGTATAACGATACTTACTTATTTAGTTCTAAAGTTATTAGAAAAAATAGTATTAGCAACTCATAAATATGTAAAACAAATTATTACGGCACTATGTGCTATAATATTATGTATTATATTTTATTACTTTGCTAATCTTACTGTAAAACAAATAATACCTACATATTTACTTAGTATTACTTTCTATGATTCAATTATAAAGAAAGTATTAGAACAATTTAATGTAGGATATAAAAAACAATAAGTTATGAACATGGGAGGTGCTACTTTATCAAGTGATTTAATTATAATTATATGTACAAATTTATTTACTCTTTCTTCTATATGGTTGAAAGATTATTATATTAAAAAGAAACTATCAACTAATAAAATATCTCCTATAGATCGTAGTGATTTATTTATGCGACTTACGCATATATGTGGTCAGATAAAAAATGATTTAAGTGCCAATGGAGTATATATTGCATATCTTCATAATGGTGATTATTATAAGAATGGAATGTCTATTGACAAGTTTACAGTAGTAGCAGAAGACTATGATACAGTTATAGGTATTAGTTATATTTCCAAATATCAAACTAAAATAATAAACTATATTACCTACATGTATCATAGACTTCTTACTGATGGAAGATGTTACAAAGTAGATATTCCAAATTTAAAGATGATTGATAATGTATATAAGGAAGATTGTATGTCTCGTAATGTACTTTCTACTTATACATTTTTAATTAAAGATGAAGATGAAAAACCAATAGGCTTTATAAGTTTAGAATATTGTTATAACTTTAGTTTTAAAAAGGAGTATGAGTCATGTATTTGGAAACATCAATTATCTATTTCTAAGAGTATTCGAAATATAAATAAATAATATTATGAGCAGTTCACTATATATACATGATAATACTTTTACTGTAAGTCCCAAACCTATAGATACACAATCATTGGCAACTGATATGGATTCGTTGTCAATGGCTTCTGTATATATATATATTGATGGTAATCGTAAAGATGATTACATTACTAATGGGACTATTGGAAATGGAACTATCGTAAAACCTTTTATAACTATGGAAGAAGGTTTTGCTTTAATGACAGATATTACTAAATCCTATGTTTTTCAAGTAACTCCATATAATTATGTAAGTACTAATTCAGTTATAGGTAGTGCTGCTAAAATGACTATTTATGGTAATCAGTCTACATGGACAGTTCCTAGTGTTACAATAAATGGTGTACATAGTATATATGATTTAAAAACTATTGGTAATATAATTTATAATTATACTGGTACTGAAAGATCTACTAGAATGAATGGTTCTATTAATGGCGCTGTTACTATTAATGGTGGTTTCCCACATTTTGAAAATTTAAATTATACTGGTCTAATGACTATTACAGCAGGAACTCCTTATTTTTCTGCTATAACTGGTGGAGGTAGAATAGTAGTTAATGGTACTCTTGCTCAATTAATATTAGCAAATCCTAATTTAAATATGCCTACTGTAGATGCTGCAAATATTATAGTAACATTAGGTCAATTATTATGTCATGGTGGATTACTAGTTAATAAAGGAACTACACTTCCAAATATAGTATTCAATAATACTAATACAACATCTAATCCTCATGAATTATCAGGATTAATATGTAATACGGGAATAGTTGCTAATTCTAGTTATGTATTTGTTGGTTCAGATGTTGTATCTATTATTACAGGAACTAAAGTTATATATACTACTGGAATTCAATCTGCAGTTTCTACTTTTGGTGTTGGTGGTGGAACTGCTCAAGTACAAACTGCTACAATTCCAGCACTTATTACAAGTTATGTAACTGGAATGGAATTTACTTATGTTCCATCAGTAACTAATATAGGAGATGCTACTGTTAATGTAAATGGAAGAGGTGCTAAATCAATGTTTAGAGGAACTACTATATATGGTGGTACTGCATTATTACCAGGAGATATTGTAGATAGTATTCCTTGTAAGTGTATATATGATGGTCTATATATTCGTGTTTTAAATCCTCAAAATGTAAGAGAAGCAACTACTACAATGCGTGGAGCAATGTCAGCATCTGATAAAACTAAATTAGATGGTCTATCTGCTCCACTAAAAAATAATATGACAGCATCTGCTATACCTAATGCTTCAAATGATTCTAGTCAAGGTTATCTTGAAGGATCATTATGGGCATATCTAGGTATTACTTATATTTGTACTAAATCAAATGTAGGTTCAGCTGTTTGGGTATCTAGTTCTGATATATTTTATTTTGATACGTGGGCTAGTTTAATTGCAGCAATTAGTGTTGCAGGAACTACTTATAATAGTAAATATTGTTCAGTATCTAATGCTAATGGTGGTGCATCTAGTGGTATAACTTATGTATCATCTACTGGTGCTGTCACTAATCCTATTTCCGATGGTGGACAAGCTACATACTTTATAAATAGTCAAGGAACTACATATACTGTAACTTGTCAAATTAGAACTATAACTAATCCAATTATAACTTCTATTATGCTAACTGCTACTACCAAACCTACTGTGGCAGGTTATTATATATTTACAGTTGTACCAACAGGTGGTTTACCTAGTGGTGTTTCACTAAATGATATTGCATATTACAATGGTTCTATTTGGTCAGTTTGGCAAAATTATGCTACAGCAAATACTGTATTAGTAGCAGGTGCAACTATAGCAACTCAAATTACATGGCGTAAGTTTCAAGGTACTTGGATGTCTACAGCTGATGAATATATTCCTGATGGAAATGAATATCAAACGGGTAAACTATATAATGGTAAAGCTGTATATAGAAAATGTTCTAATGGTACAATGGCTAATATCTTAAATAGTAATGTAAATGCAGGTTTTTCTGTACCAATGACTGGAACTATATTATCTATAGCTGGAGTTTGTAGTAGAACTGATAATTGTATTATAACAATAACTGGTACTGGAGAAACTCAAATATTAGTTCAGAATACAGGAACAGTTGTTACATGGACTGGTTCTAGTTTATATTTAAGTAGAACATTTAAAGCATGGGTTGAATATACTAAATTATAAATTATTATGGCTCAAAGTTTAAATGAATATGCTTCACGGGTTGCTCATATAGTTGGGCAACCTGATAATCAATCTTTAAAAGAACGTGTAAAACAAATGTTTAAAGATTATTTTGCCAAATATTTAATTCAATCTATAGATCGTAATGGTATTTCACCATACTATAAATTAAGTTTAATAATTGGTTTAAATAGAGATCCTGATTATAAAGTAATAAATCCTTTACATGATAGAGTAGGTGATCTTAAGCAATATACTTATACTAGTTTCATAGCTAAAAATATACCTATGCCTATGAACATTAAAAATGATTCTCCATTTACTAGAGTCACTAGTGTTCTTACAGGTAAAAATTTTAGTTATTGTTCACCTAATCGTTACCGAATTGCTTCTAGCCTTGTGCCTACTGGGTGTCCTAGATTATATACTTATTCTAATAATAATCTAATGGCAAAGTATTTATATCCCATGGATGATCTACAAACATTTCCTGATAATATAACTGTTGAATTAGAAGGAATATTTGAAAATCCTGAAGAAGTAATTGCACTAAATATAAATACTATTAATACTAGTGATTATATGTCAGATATGCAAGATTTTCCTTTACCATTTCCTAATGAGATGATGTCTTTTATAATTGCTGAGATATTAAAAGTAGAATTTGGTATTATGCCTAAAGATGTAGATATAATTAAAGAATAATACTAATGTTAGAATTTAATATAAAAGACTATCATAAAGATTATATAAATTATTATTTAAAGCAATGTGAGATTATAAAAACTCAAATACATTCTTTATATAATGATATGTATTCTATTTATGACATTATACATGATTCATATAATAACTTTAAGAAACATAATATAGATATATTAGGTATTCTATCTTTAAAATATATTGGTAGGCATATACCTTTACTATCTACTTATTCTGATGATGAACAAATATTTATTAGTAGATATAATCACTTATTGATTATAATAGATAATATTAAAAAGTTATCGGAATTATTAAAGCAATTTACTTTTTATTCTAAAATACCGTATATAGTATTTAGAGTTATTATATATGCTAGTAATTTTGAAATTACTATACAATTATTAAAAGGAAATAAGTTCTTTATACCTATATTAGGTAGATTATATGTAGCTAGAGTTCCTTATGATAGTAGTATTCCTGACTGGGGTAATTCTATGAAATTTAAAGACTTTTTATTAAGTGAAGGATTACAACCTAAAGATAAAGATAATAAAGATGGTAAATTGTGGTTAGTGGATAATGGTTTAAACAGAGATGATTTTGTACTCCTACGATGGGAGAAACACGGTTCTAAACTACGAAATAAAGAACCTTATAGATTAGTTCCATGTACATTTGGAAACATCTACAGCAAGTCTCTAAAACGTATATTTGATATTAAAGAATTATTAAATAATACAGGAACAGGTTTGTTTGATAAAATAATGCATCTATATCGTTATCATTATAAATATACACAGGATACTTATCCTTATGTAAATACAAAACCTAGAAAAGATTCATAATATGGTAAACAAATATATATCCTCACGAGTTATTATAGAACGTATTTATGATGACTATAATATTCAATCTGATGACTTTGTAACTAAAGTACCTACATGGGTTTTAAATAGTTTACGTGAGATTGGAATAAGACAAAGTTATATAACTAAGAATTATGAAACTCAATTTAATCATAATAGGATATGTATTCCTATAGATATAGATAAAATATATGGTGTACTTATCAATGGTATGGAAGCTATAGTTGAATTTGATAATAAAGTATATGACAAAATTAAAAGTAATACTCATAGAGTAATAGGATTTAAAGGTGATGTATTTAAAGACGATACTAATATCATAGATCTATGTACTGTTCCTGAAAGAGAAATAGATAATACTTCTCCAGTTGATCCTGATACTTTAATACCTTATAATGATGGAACTCTTAGTCAAGTATTAATATCTAAAAATATTAATATGCATTATTGGAGAAGTAGACCCAAATCTAATATTACATATAAAATAAATAATGGTTGGATACAAACAAATTGTGAGCATGGTAATTGTGAAATATTAGCCGGCTCAATTCCACATGTGTATGATTATGATTTAGATCAATTATTTCCTGTTATTCCTGATGATGAATGTCTTATTAAATGTCTTATTGATTATTGTTTAAATATGATTTTAATGAGAGGTTACAAACATTCTTTATTATCTTTATTAAGTAATAATGAATTTATTAATCCAGCATTAGCATATAAAAATAATAAGATGGCAGCACGTAATAGTTGTAATAGTATGTCACCATCTTCTAAAGAATCTCTTTCAAAATTAATAGGACGTAGTATTATATAATTATGAAACTAAATAAAGGACTTGCTTTAGACCCTATACCTTCTACTGCTCAAACAGGAGATTATAGATATGCTCAAAATGTTATATTAGATAATACTTTTCAATTTCCTAAGAATGAAGATGGATTGAAAGCTGCTAATATAAATAATGTAGATATTGAGTTTTCTAGTGTATGTGGTATAATACCTTTTGATAAAGGTGTTATAATGTTTTATTATCATAAAGTAAATGCTGATTTTATACCTGCTATTACAGTAATGTATACTAATCAGATAATTGCTGATCCGCCTTATAGTTATGAATATTTAAGTAGACCTATATTACTTCCTCAATTACAATTTGTGCCTTATCAACCTATTAGAGGTACTGTAAGTTATAATCGTAATGGAGATTTAATATGTATATTCTCTTGTGGTGTTAATGGAGATTGGGAAGATAAAATTATAAATATTACTAAATTTAATAATACTACTAATTATCCTAGTGATACTAATGGTAATTATACTTTTACAAATAAAGATTTTTATTTATTGGATTTAAATCAGAATGTATCTTTTCCTAAAATTACTGATACTATAATTACTGGTTCACTATTAACAGGTAGTTATCAATTTGCTGTGTGTTACAAATTAGATATAGAATATAGTAATTATAGTTTATTATCTTTACCTAGATATATTTATGGTTATAATACAGATTATAAAGGCAATGATGGACTTAAACCAAATACTTTAAGTGATAAAGGTATTCAAGTAAATTGTGTTGATTTAGATACTAATTATGAATTTTATAGACTTGCTGTTATATATAATAATGGTACATCATTTGTAGTATATACTACTCCTGATATTAAAACTACAACGCCTACATTTTCTATAACTTTATTAGATGTATTAACTCTTGGTTCATTAGATGCCACTCTTACTAATTCAATATATTATTCAAATAGTGAGAGTTTGGATATAATGAATAATAGACTTTATAGAGCTAATCTAAAAACTATTAAATCTGATTTTTATGATATAGAAGGACAAGCATTAGCTAATGCATTATCTTTAAAATTAATTAGTAGTAATATAGATACTAGTCAATTAAGTACTCCTAAGAGTAAACAATTTATTAAATTTCAAAGTAATGAAGTTTATGCTCTTTATTTTACTTTAGGAGATAAAAAAGGAAATGTTATAGGTTCATATCCTATAAATACTAATTTACTAACGGGATTAACTAAAGCTAAAAGTCCTAGTATTGTTACTACTATTACAGGATATAGTGGTAACTTTTTAGGTTCAGTTCCTCCTACTACAGTTGGTGCAATATTAAGTAGAAATGTTACAGTTGCAACGATTGTAGGTTTTACAGTAAAACTATATTATAATACAGGTAGTGATTTAGTTCATTATAATGCGTATATGTCAGTTACTGTTCCAATAGGAAGTAATACTGCCAGTGGTACTTTAACTATGCCTTCTATTCCTGGAGGTTATACATATCATCATGCAACAGCAATTGCAGATAGTATTGTTCCTGATATTGATCCTAGTGCTGCAGTACTCGATTATGTATATCAAATACCTGATGAAAATTTAGGTACTACTGAGAATACACAAGTACAATATACTATAAATACTATACAGGTTACATTACCAAATAATGTTTCTACTATATTATCTAATAGTTATAATAATATAGGTTTTTGGTGTATTCATAGAGCTATAAGAAATAATACTAATAGTAAAATTTATACTCAAGGAATTGCTATAGCAGGACAATTACAAAGACTACTTCCTGCTGGTGAAGTTAATACTGATCCTCAATTTTGGGATGATAATCCTGATATATATTGGACAGCATCTGATAATCATGATATGGATAAATATAGTTATTTTCCAGATTATAAGATGTTAGATGGTAGAGAATATCCTATACGATTTTATAGTTTTGAAGATCTATATAATAGAAATAGTAATTTTCCTATTAATGCTAATATTGATGTTATATCTTGGTATTCTAAACATATAGATTGGACAACTACATTTAAAGATGTTTCAGGTTCTAAAGCATTGTGGTTAGATCGTATATTTCAAATGTATAGAAGTGATCCTATTTGGACTGCTTATACTACTGATGATATTCCTGAGGCTAAATATAGTCATAAAGTTCTTATAAAATCTCAGGCTTTATTAGAAGACAATAATGCTGATATACTAAACTTCTATAGAGAAGCAACTCGTCAATTAAAACTTGAAGATAACGAAAATAATTTTACTATTGCTAAACAAGGTAATATAGGTAGTTTAAATTATAGATCACTTTTTAGAGCAAATGTTTATACTAATGCCATTGAATATTATAAATATATATTTGATGAAACACTGGAACTATGTACAGTACTTAATAAAATAACTGATCTTACTATTACTGCTAAAGGTGATACTTTTTATTCTGACTTTTATTTAAGACTAAAAAGATTATATCCTAATTTTCCTAATAATAGTGCTTCTATACCTATATTTCCTACTACTAAATTATATGATAGTGAATATTTAAAAGGTATTGCATATAGTTATGAAATGAGATTTTTAATTGAATCTAAATATAATATTCATGCTAGATATTGGACAGGTGATTATCCTGATTATGATAATCCAATTAAAACATCTACAGTAGAAGGTTATAATAAAGTATATAATTTACAAGATACTGAAAATGTAGTAACTGCAATTGATGTAGTAAATGATTTAGATAGACAACAGTTATCTAATTATTATCCTAGCAGAATAATTAAATCAACTAAAACTAATATAGAAGTAAATCAATTAGGCTTTAGAAAATATTTGGCATTAGATTATTTTGATATGCCCTATAATAGAGGTGCTATTAGACATATCGCATCCACATATAAAAATCTATATATTCAACAAGAACTATGTTTAAGTATTGCTTCTGTAAAAGATGTAGTATCTTATCAAGATGGTACAACTTATGTAGGCAGTGGAGATTTATTTGATAGACAACCTGTTGAAGTTATACCTACAGGTTATGGCTTTATTGGATGTAGAGATTATTTTAATTGTGGTATGTCAGATATAGGTTTTTGGACTATTGATTTAATTCAAGGTATTATATCTTTAATTACAGATGATAAAGTAAAACTTATATCAGAAGGTAAAAATAAAGAATGGCTTAAAACTAATTTAATGTATGAAGATAATGAAGCAACTAATCCATTTACTGGCATTGGATACTTTATTACTTATGATCATTATCATAAACGTTTACTATTAACTATGAGTAATAGATATACTCTTAGTTATGTACCTGAAATTAATAATTGGTTATCTTTTCATTATTATAAACCTCAATTTGGAATATATACTAGAGATAGAACTTATTTATTTGAAGATAGAACTAAAATAGTAAATGGTAGTGGTATTAGTTATTTAAAACCTTTTTTCTTTGATCCTAATTATAAAGGACAATATAGTGATTCTACTAAGACTATAGGTGATAATATGCCTAAAGATATAAGTCCTATGATTATATCTATTTATACTAGTGATGAATCTGAAAAGAATAAACTTTGGGAAACATTGTATTGGGATAGTAAACTTAATATAAATAATTTTGATATATATAATCAAACTTTTACTGAATTATTTATACACAATGATACTCAATGTACTGGACGTAAAAGTATAAATGATTATTCTCAAGAATTTTGTGATTCTATTAGTGGAGTAAATAAAAAAGAACTTTGGATGTTTAATCAGATATTTGATTATGTTAGTAATAATAAAGCACCATTCTTAAATAACTTTACTGAGTTCCTAGCAAACTTTAATTATAATAAAGATTGGATGGATATATCAAAATTAATGAGTACATTTGCCTGTGTTACACTGTTCTTTGACAATTACTATTATGCCTTAGATGGACAATCAAAAGTCAATGACGTTACACAGCATAATATGTATAAACCTAGTGTATTATTAAAAGATTTATACTTACAATACAAGTTAGATATAAGATAAATATTCATTCATTATGTACAAACAATTAAACAATTATTATGGCTGCTAAAAAGATTGTTGGTAAGACACCAACTACTTCAAAAAAACCTACTATGCCAATGAAACCTAAGATGGCTTGTGGTGGAAAGAAAAAGTAATTTAATAGAGTATAACTAAACTAATATATAGTTTTAGTTATACTCTTTAATTGTTTAATAAATACTTATTTATTATGAAACCTAATAAAATTATATTACCTGATGGTTCTTCTATAGAAACATTAAATGATAAAATCATATATACTGCTGTAAGTGGTAAGAGAACTATTACTCCAACAAATACAGTAAATAAAGTGCAATATGATACTAAAACTAGTATACCGGATATTAAAAAAGTTGCAACTACTTTTACTCCTCTAAATATTCCATTACCCAAAGTTCAATACGATATGAATAGTGTATTAAAGGATAATGTAGTTACTACTACAACTCCTCAATTTAAAAATGGTGGAATAAGAGTAAAAGCTTTTGGTGGTAAAAGTATTATTGATAATACTGAAGAAAAACCTAAGTACTTTATTGGTGCTGCATTAGCCGCTGCTAGTTTAGGACTTGGTGTAGTAAATAGTATTATGGGTAATAATGCTCAACAAAAACAAATTGCTGAACAGAATCGTGTAACTACTATGAATAATAATAATCAAGTAGATCAACGATTAGATGCTGAAGGAGTTAGTGCTCGTAACTTTAGTGTTAATACTCCTATGACTTCATTCTATGCTAATGGTGGTAAAGCCGGTATTGTTCTTCCTTCTAGTAATCAAGGTATAGAACAAAAGACTGATGATATGGCTGTCGCTTATGGAGCTACTCATGCTCAAGGCGGAGTAGATATGGGAGATGTTGAAGTAGAAGGTGGTGGTGCTCAAGGTAATAAACCTGGAGAAGTTATTAAACAAGAACCTGATGGCAGTCAATTTATTTTTAGTAATAGAATACCTTATACTAATAATATGACATTTGCTCAGGCAGCACAGCAACTTACTGATCAGAAACAACAAATTGAACAAACTATAGGTAAAAAATTATTAACTGTGGATAAATTAGGAGTTAAACTTAATGCATCTGGAAATATTCCTCAAGCTAATGGTAATGCTAGACGTATAGATATATCTAAAAATGTTGTAAATAAATTAGAAACTAATAAACAAAATATTGATTCTCAAATAGAACAATTGAAGCAACAACAATTACAAGTAGGTATGAAGATGGGTTTATATAATCCTGATGGTACTCCAAAGAATACTAGTACTGCTCCTAATATTCCTACACAAGGTGGTGAACAACAAGAACCTCAAATGAAATATGGGGGCTATCATACAGATGTTACTACAGGACAATTAGTAAAGGATGCAGATTTTAGTAATCCTAACGCATTTGATAATAATCAATTTCAAGTTGCCCCATCTTCTAATAAAAATAATAGTTTAATGTATCCTAATCCTAATGCATCACAAGGTATTGGTACTAATCCTATAATGGGTAATAATCAAGTTCCAATTATGGCTACTGATACTGAAAAAGGTAATCAAGGTTATGATGCAGGATATACTACTCCTACTACTATTAATACTCCTATACAAGTACAACAAGGTGTTGATACTCCTGATGTTACTCCTAAAACTGATACTACTGATTTAACTAATGCTGTAAAAACAGTAAATGTAGTTAATCCTGTTAAAGCAAGTATTGGAACTAAAGTTGATAATTTTCTTAGTAGTAATGTTGGTCAAGGTGCTTTGGGCTTAGCTAATGCAGGATTAAACTTTATGACTACTTTAAATTCTGCTAAGAATTTAGAAAATGTAAAAGTAGCACAATATGTTCCTATAAAAAATATAGATACTCCATTAGCAAATCTTTCTGCATCTCGTAGTGAAGTAATGCAGAATCAAAAAGAAGTTAGTGCTTATGCTAAACAAAATTATGCTAATCCAGGTGTAGCAAATATTATGATGCAAAATGCAGGTAATAAATCTATAGAACAACTTAGTAATATAAATCAGCAAGAACAGAATATGAATACTAGTATTATTAATCAAAATATTAGTAGACAGATGAATACTCAACAAGCAAATAATGCAGGTCAACAACAATATGCTCAAACTGTAGCAAGTAAAACTATTGGAGATATACAAAATAGACAAGCAGTTGCTTCTGGATTAAATAAAGATCTGGGTACTGTTATTACTGATTATAGAAAAGGAGTATCTGAACAACGTACTTTAGATTTATATTCTAAAATGAATCCTCGTAGTGTAAATAATGCAATAACTTTACAGACTAATTATGGAGTTGATATTAATAAATTAAATGCTCTTAATACAAATACTGAAAAAACTAATATGCTTATACAAGCAGGTGTTCCGGAAAATGAAATTCCTACTTATTTATATAAAGTAAAAGTTCCTGATTATAATTTAAACTTTGGACAAATTGGACAAGTAAATACTCCTATTAGTGGAAGTACTAAAGCAAATCCATATCTTACTCAATTCACTCCTAAAAAATAATATATTATGGCTGATAGTTCAAATCCTTATACTTCTCAACTAACTCCTATAACTGGTATTCCCGAAAGAGTGGGGATGCCAGTTGATGCTATTAAAGAAGTTGGTGCTAATTTAACTCAACGTTATTATGCTGCTAAAGAAAATGTTTCAAAAATTAATGGAGCATTAGCAAATATGCCTATGATTGATAAAACGGTTGATGCTCCCATATTACAAGCAGCTAGTCAATATGTAGATCAATCATTTAAAAAAGTTACTGAAAATGATGATTGGTATAATGCTAATGATACTATTATGGATGTTAGTAATAAACTTAGTAGTGATCCTAATCTAAAGACTTTAGCTAATAATGTTGCAGTTATGCAACAAGAAAAAGCAGAACTTGATAAACGATATGAAAAAGAACCTAAACTTCGAGAATATGAAACTTGGGTTAATGCACAAAATATGACAGCGTATCGTCAACAAGGTGGTAGTATGACTAAAGATGGTAAACCTCAAAGTTTTACTCCATTTGCTCCAACTACTAGTATGGATATGGATCCTTTTATTAAACATATTGAAGATGTTACTAGTAAGATGAAAGCTATTAAAACTGCTTATATTGGTAATCCTGGAAGTTTTAATCTTCAAGGTGTAGAACAATTAGAAGATCCTACTGTTAGAAGTTATTTTAGAAAAATGTATGAAGATAAAACTTCTCTTGCTTCTTTAACTGATGCTAGATTGCAAGAAGCAGCTAAACAAATTATTACTAATGATCCTGATTATGCAAAAACTAATCTTGAAATACAACAGGCTCAACATTTTTTACAAACTGGTAAACTTCAACCTGATAAAGAAGATTTAAGTGCTTTATATAAAAACAATAGTCCTTATGAAAAGCAATTAGCATTAGGTCTTTCTCCTACTTATCAATCTGAACTTAGTAAAATACAAAATGATTATTTAGTTTCTGTATCTAAAGCTAATGGAAATAAAAATCTATTAAAACAAGCAAATGCAGTATCTCAACAAAAGATGAATGCTCTTACAAATAATCCTAATATTTATAATGAAGGACATGATAAATTATTAAATATGGTTGAACCTGATGTTGCAAATTTATATTACAATATCAAAACTAATGCCGTAACTAATCAAATTATTAAAGCTGGAGATGCATTTGCATATCATGAGAAAGATATTGATAGAACTATTATTGATACTGGAAAACTTACTGATGCATTACTTAAACAAAAAGAAGATAATTTAGTTACTACTAATGCTATTGGTAGTAATCCAGTTGCAGTTAATTTAAATCCTCTTAATCCAACTAGTCAAGATGATTTTAATAAAACTGAAGCTGCTTATAATGCAGCATTACAATCGGGTCATATGACTGATGACCTTAAACTTAAATATCAAACTGCTGTAAATAATAAAAATGCTGCTACACAAGCAATTGCTAGTACATTTATGAATTTATCTCCTGATGAACAAAAATCAGTATTATCTACAGCTAATCCTTATTTAGGTAGACTAATTAATTCAGGAGCTGATGCGAGATACTCTCTATTTAATAAAACAAAAACATTTTCTATTGATCAATTAAATAAAGGTGTATCTGAATCAGGACTTGCAGGACTTATACCTAATACTGCTAATCTTCTTAGAGCAACAGCATTAGGTTCTTTTTTACCAGGATTAAAAGGTGGAAAAGCACTTACTGTAAATAAAGCAAAATACATGTTTTCTAATATGAATCCTACTGATGTATTAAGTAAAGATCCTGATACAATATTAAATAGTTTTGCAACTAAAGGATTAAATCTTTCTGCTAATGATAGAACTTATTTTAAACAACAATTTAATACTGCTAAATATGATATTGGTATAGCAGTACAAAATCATAAAGGTTCTCAATTAACTGTACCAACTACTGATATTATACCTATTGGTGCTAAAAGTCCAGTAGATAAAGCTATAGATTTAAATATTGGTAGTAGTTTGTATAATGGTAATCTTGTAGATATAAATGGTAAGGCATGGACTAAGGAAGAACTTTCTAAAGAAGTAGTTGCTGATAATGGTGCTAAAGGACATATAGATTATAGACCTGGAAATGGAACATCTCTAAATACTAATGATTTAAATAATTTAGGTGAATTTGGAACTAATCAAGTAAATAATGGAGGAGCTATGGTTGGTGGACAAACTACTTTTAAAATTAATGCTCCTGTAAGAAATAATAAAAATCAAATAGTTGGTTATACTAAAATTATTGCACCTTATGAAGGTAATCCTGATTTAGTTAGAGCACAACAAGTTCAGAATATTAAAAATGCATCTACTCATTTTAATAAACAAGGAACAGGTCAAGTATCTAAGAATGCAGCATTACTTCAAATGAATACTATGGGACAAAGTATTAAAGATGCTTATGGTAATCCAATTCAGCAATCTATTAATAGTTGGAAACAAAATATGAGTGGAGATAAAACCTTACAATTAAATAAAACTAATAGTTTAAATGTTCATCCTAATAAAAGTGCAGATGGAACAGTTATTAATTATACTATAACTCCTCATTTATATAATGGTACTTCGGTTCAACAATATCAATCTTTTAATGTAAAAGGATTAGATGATATACCTACTTATGTTGGAGGTAATACAGCTATAAGTTATGGATTACATCCTGATATAATTAAACCATTACTAGATGAATTAACTAATCAATAAAATAATTATATGCCAAATAATGATTCCTTTGATGCATTACTAAATCTTAATAATGCTCCTAAACAAATTACTCCTGCTAGTAAAGCACCTTTAGGTAGAAGTATTCCTGATTTACCTTACAATGCAAGTTTTGATAATCTTCAACAAGGACAATTAATTACTCCTGAAAATTATCAAGCAAGAACTGAAGAAGTAGCTAAAGAACAATCTATTCCTACTTTAATGGGACATGCATTAACTCAGGCTGCTATAGGTGAAGTAGTAGGTGGAACACTAGAAGGTATTGGTGCACTTAATCCTTCTACTTTAATAGGTAGACTTTCTGGTGATAAAGATGCTTTTGATAGAAACTTTTTAGAAAGTATTGGTAATGATGTTAGAACTTATTCTCAAAATGTAGCTCCTATATATCAAACACAAGTAGCACAAAATGGTTTATCTTCTCCTGCTGCATTATTAGATGCATCATGGTGGGCTAATATGTTTCCTAGTATGGCTTCAAGTATATCTATGCTTATTCCTGCTACTGGTGTAAGTACATTGGCTAAAATGTTAGGAACAGGTACTAGAGCATTAAAAGGATTGGCAGAACTTAGTGAAGTAGGTCAAGCAACAAAAGCAGCTGTAGGTATTGGCGAATTAGGTACTACAGCCGAAGTAATGGCTAATACAGGATTTGGAGCGTGGAAAGCTGCCAAATATGCAGAAGAAATTGATGCTTTATCCAAAGGTATTAATGTAGGAAAAATAGTGGGTACTGCACAGAATGTAGTATTACCTGCTTTGGCATCTCGTACTATTGATAGTTCACGTGAAGCAGTAGGAAGGTATCAACAGAATTATCAGGCATATAAAAACTATGGATTTACAGATGATAAAGCTAAACAATTAGCTGGAGATGCAGCGCATTATGGTTTTGTTACATCACATGGTAATATATTATTTGATCTTGCAGAATGGACTATACTTAGTAAATTAGGTGAACCTGCTAAAGAAGGACTAGAAGGAATGATGACTAAGGCATTAGGACGTAATAGTGCTTATAATGATATGGTAGGTGGTGCTGCCGATGCAATGTTAGATAATAAACCTTTAGTAAAAAAATTAATGGGAGAAGTACTTCCTGAATATCTTAAAACTGGTATGATGGAAGGTTTAGATGAAACCGCTATGGATTTCTTTATGGATGATGCTCAACGTAAAGTAGAACGTGATAATGGACTTAGACCTTATAATCAAGAAGGTTCTATGTTAGAACGTTATATTAAACATCATGCTGTTGGTAATAATTGGGAATCATTTATAGGTGGTGCATTAGGAGGTATAGCTAGTGGTGCTATAATGCATACTTATGGTTCTGTTCGTAATCAGTATTTTAATGAAGAAGGTAATACAAGAATAGAAAATATTGCTAATGATTTTGTTGAAAGAACTAAAAATACTAGTGATTACATTAAACAATATAATGATTCTAAATCTAATGGCCAAATTAATACAGCTCATGCATTACGTTCTCAAATAGTAAATACTATATTACAGGGTAGTGCATTAACAGGAACTCTTAATTTAGATGTTGAACATTTAGAAAATGCTTTAAAACTTCCTGATGATCAAAAAGCACAACTTGAAATGTTTCAAGATAAAGATGGAAATTATATTAAAGATTCTAGTAAAGGAATTGAAGATTTAGTTACTGATCTAAAGAAATATAAAAACATATATGATGTTGAAATGGCAACTCCTAGAACAGGAGATAAAAATACTGATAGATATATTAGTGCCGAAGTTGCAGCTATAAAAACTCATATAGGTTTAAATAATGATGCTATTAAATCATTAACTAAAACTGGTGAAGGTAATAGAACTTCAGATGAATTAAATAATCAAACTAGAGAAATGACTTCTAATTTAGGAGATACTAATTCTGAATTATATAATTCATTATCTAAGTATGAGAGTACTAAAATAAATACAGAAAATAATAATGGAACTATTCTTCAAAGTATTCAAGGACTAAATGATATAATTGAAGACTTACAAAATAAGATTCCTGATTTAGAAACTAAACTTAAATCAGAACATGATTCCATTGCTAGATCAGCACTTACTTCTCAAATAGATAAAATTAAATCATCTATTGATATTTATAATAGTAATATTGATTCTGCTAATAAAACCGTTAATGATAATAATAATTCTCTTAAGTTATTAAAACAAGAACATGATGACTTTATTGCTAATAAGAAATTAGTAATGGGTGATAAGTTTGATGACATTTTTAATAAAGTAAAAGATATACATAAAACTTATAATACTGAAAAATCTTATTTAGATGCAAATGGTACTAGTGTTGTTCAAATATTAAAGAATCAAAATACAGCATTACAATCTCAATTAAATGGTAAAGTAAATAAAGAATATTATGTTAAAAAGAAAACTGAAATAGATAATCTACAAAATCTTAGAGGTAGTTTCTTAGTTAATGACTTTAATAAAACTATATCTAAAATAGATAACTTAAAAGATTTAGAAGATCAATTAGATACTCTTAAAGTAAATACTTTAGATGATGAAACTAGAGATAAACTAATGAAAGTTTATAATAAAAGAAAATCTGATATTATAAGTAAACAAACTAAAGAATCTAATATAACTGAGAAACCTGCTAGTACTCAGGAAGAATCTGTTACCAAAATTTCTAAATCTGAAGTAGAAGTTAATAGAGATAAAAGTATTGCAAGTATTAAAAATAAGAAACTTAGTCTAGGTAAATTAAATGTAGGTAAAGATGCTTATGTATTTGATTATACTAAAGATGGAATTTTAATGACTTCTAAAACTAAAGATTCTGAAGGTAATGTATTATATAAAACTAAAGAAGAAGCAATAGAAGCAATTAATAAGTTATATGATTCTCAAATTCCTACAGAAGATACTGCTGAAGTTAGTGAAGATTCACCGGAGTCGGTACGCCTTCCTTCTACTGGGGACAGTAACGAAATTACAAAAAATCCTAATGAATCTTTAGTAAATAATAAAGGTTTAGAAATTAATATTGGAGATAGACTTTATACCACTGATGTTTCTACAGGAGAAGTTATTTCTAATATTCCTTTGTCTGTAAAAAATATTGATTATGAAACTAATATAGTTACTATGACAGGAACTGATAATACTAAAGAATATTCTGTTTATATGGATGATTTATCTAAACTTTATGGTGGACAGAAAGTACAAAATAATCAAGACTTTGAAACTGAATTAATTTCTAAAGTTTTAGAACATAGTAAATCAGTTTATAAGAATGAACAAGATCATACTTATAGTTATCAAGGGCAACAAAATACTGTATCAGGTAGTCAATTATTGCAAACTGTATATTCAGATAATCAAAGTGGAGAATCACAGGCTACTAATGTAGGTAGTAGTATTGATAGATTATATAGAGATTATTTCTCA